ACTAAGATACATTTCAAACTGTTTGAAAATCAGGTTCATGTGGTAGTGGCACCACGAATATTGTTAGCAGAACAGTTGTGTTCTGAGTTTCTTGAACATGTCGATGCACATGTGATGCATGTTCACAGTGGTGAGACAGAGCACTTTAGCACTACAAAAGCAGATACTGTTCGGCTATGGTCTGAGAATGTTGGTGGTAATCAACTCATCTTTACGACTTATAACTCTCTTCGTCGTATTGAAGAATCTGGTATTAAAGTAGATTCGATTTACTTTGATGAAGCACACAATAGTGTCAAGAGAAACTTCTTTCCTTCTACTGAGTTTTTCAGTCATCATGCTGATCGTTGCTATTTCTTTACTGCGACTCCGAAGCATTCTGTTACTATTTTCAAACCAGGAATGAACGATACTGATGTTTATGGTCAGGTGATTTGTAATGTTCCAGCTACTGAACTGGTTGAGCAAGGATACATTCTTCCTCCTAAGGTTGTTGTCAATGAGTTGCCACAGGGTGATTTTAAAATGTCTGATTGTGATAATTTGATTTCTACCATTGACGACAATTCATTGAGTAAGATTCTCATTGCAGCACGGTCTACAAAACAGATTATCAATCTTTTGAGTGAGTCTAATTTTCGTAATGAATTAGCACAACGTGGTTATTCTTGCATGTATATCACGTCTAAGACTGGTGCAATTATTGATGGTGAAAAAGTTGANCGAGAGATGTTTTTCAATACTTTGAATGCATGGGGCAAAGATCCTGAGAAGAAGTTTGTGGTTCTTCATCACTCTATTCTGTCTGAAGGTATTAATGTCAGTGGACTTGAAGCAGTGTTGTTCATGCGTAATATGGACTTTGTAGGCATTTCTCAGAGTATTGGTAGGGTTATTAGGTTAGGTGTCTCTTCTAAGACCTTTGGGTTGGTCTGTGTGCCTGTTTATGATACGATAGGGATCAATACGGCAAAGAGTGTTCAAAGTGTCGTAGAGGCGATTTTTGAGAAGGGTGAACCTGCCGTATCTGTCATCCGTCGTTGATAAATATCATTTGGGCAGTAAAGTTGGGTAGGGGTATTTGACTTACGTAAGACCCCACCTAAATAGTTTTACCCCTACTAAAAGAATAATGTTTTTGTGTATTTACACTTATAAAGTTACTTTTGAAGAAGTGCCATATTATTATTACGGTGTTCGTAAACAAAAGAGAGAAAACGAAGAATATTTTGGAACACCTGTAACTCATAAATGGATGTGGGATTTTTACACTCCCAAAAAACAAATATTAGAGATATTTGAGTATAGTAATGAAGGTTGGATAAAAGCACAAGAAGTTGAAAAAAGACTTATTAAACCATTTTATAATAATGATCCATATTGCCTTAATGAAAATATTGGTGGATTTGTTTCTTTAGAGACATTAAGTAAAGCAGGTAAAAAATTATATGAAACTAAAAGTGGGATGTTTAGTAGGACTAAGGAAAAATAATGGGAAATAAACATTATAAAAATAAAACTGGTTTATTCTCTCTTACTGAAGAACAAAAACTTGAAAATTGTAGAAAATATGGAAAAATTGGTGGTGCTGTTGTAGATGAAAAATACTCAAGAAGTTTCACATTAGTTTCTCCAACTGGTGAAATTGTTACAGGAAAAAATTTAACTAAGTTTTGTAGAGATAATAATCTAACAAGGGCAAATATACAAATGATTATAAAAGGTCAAAGAAGTCAACATAAAGGGTGGAGGTCAGTATGAAAACTGGCACACTCTGCTCCCACACCACTCCAACTCTGCTATAATACAAAGGTAATCAAGGGAACACCACCATGAAATGCAAAGTCGAACTCTATGTTGCTGGCACCGTCTTCTATGAGACTGTTCATGCCCGTGACTATCAGGAAGCAAAAAAAGTAGCACTGGCACGTAATCCGAATGCTACTGTTGTTTCTGTCAATGCATCTTTCTTTTAATAAATGACACACCCACTCACTGACAACACCATTCGATACGTGGAGAAATTAGGATGCCACGATTTTGGCACTTGGATTTATACCGAAAATGATCTGCGAACCGCTGCTGATTGGCAGTTGGAGCAAGTGATTGAGTGGATGAAAACGAACCTAATGAAGCATACTTTTCATGATGGTTATGCTTATCTCTACGATGATTGTTCAAATGCTTACATTAAAGAGGAAGAACTTCTAAAGGACATCAAGAAAGCAATGCGCCCAACAACACAGGAGGAATCATGACTGACCAGACCATCTTTATCTATGTTGTCACTACAAATTGCGGTGATGACGAACGTGCATTTACACTTCAAGATGATGCTTACGCCTATAAAGATTGGTTGGAGTCTTTATCTGATCAATACGGAATGATTCAAATCAAAGAAATGTACCTTGAGGACAACAAAACCAATTCTTAAACTGGCACAAGGATAGTTTACAAGACCCCTGATCTAGGGTATTATAGATCTATCAACCAAAGGAAACCTACCATGACCAAAAAACACATCACACTCGAAGAAGCACTAAAACTTGTCAGCTTTGAGTATAATGAATTTGATCGATGGACAGTCGGATGTGTCTTTGGCGATGTCGAAAGAGATGTCTGTGGCAGTGTCAAAGGTAATATTGAACGCTGTGTCGGAGGCGATATCGGGATGTATGTTTTTGGAAATGTCAAAGGCACTGTTGGAGGCACGATTGACAACCGTAATTGGGAGTACACTGAAACTCGTAAGGAAAGATTTCAACGAATGTTAGAAGAGACTGGTAATGAACAATTAATTGACGCATTCAATCAACTGGAGCACTCATGAACCTTTACATCATCAACGGAGTCCTCTATGACTACACTGCTGGAATGGTAGTCATCGCTGCTCCTTCAATGGAGCGCTGCCGAGAAATCTTTCGAGAAGAGTTCGCTCATCCCTTCAGTGAGTTTGACACTGCCATCGAAAAAGGTTATTACAAAGTAATCGAAGGAGTTAACCACCCTGAGGATGTTGTCTCTTATGTCTTCGGAGGTGAATAAGTGGGACTCATAACAACAACACAGGAGACCAAATGACTGACCAGCAAAACCTTGAACGCCTTCTTTCTAAGCTCCAAGAAAGAGCAAAGTGCGAGCACTGTATTGATGAGCGTGGTGATGACTACAACCCTGGAGAATGTAAAAACTATGATGATGCTTTTGATGATGGGAGATGGCACGGTGAGATTGAGTTTGCCCGTGAACTGCTTCGGTATGTTGAAACACTTAACCAACTGGAGAACAACTGATGACTGACCACCCACTAACTGACTACTACTCAGTCTACTACGACGAAGATGACATGCGAGCCGCTTACGACCGAGGTCGTGACGACCAGTTGGAGCAGGTGCTCGCGCACATGGCATACAACTGGTTGTGGTTATCCGGTGGGCGAATTAATGAACTTCGAGAGGCAATGCGCCCAACACAGGAGGACAACTCATGACTTACCTAACTCAAAAGATCCAGGATCTCTCCTTCAAAGAAGTTCCAATGAGTGACCACGCAGATTGTCAATACGCTAAACACGAGCAATGGGGATCGATCACAATCGTCGATCGGCTGACAGGGTTTGGTTGGCGTGATATTGAAACCGGATTCCGTGACCCCGATGGGCGTTTCTGGTTAGCCTCTGGAGATTTTGACATCAGAGACTTTCCTGATTTATTGATCAGTGAAGCGATTGAATTGATCAAAGAGAAGGCAAACACCTGCATCGGTTTCAACCAACTGGAGAAAAACTGATGACACACCCACTGACTGATAAGATTTGCCGTGTAATTGAGGCAGATTTAGTACGTAAATGGGGCTTCGATTATGACGACTACATGTGTATGCGAGCTGGTGCCGATTGGCAGTTGGAGCAAGTGGTTGAATGGTTACGCAACAATCTAGACTCCGGTTGTTATCTAACGTCAGTTGGATACCCAGGCAAGGGGTATCGCGATGAAATAGATACCTATGAGGTTGTCGAAGATCTTCAAAAAGCAATGCGCCCAACACAGGAGGACAACTCATGACTGATCGAGAACTGTTTGAAAGATTCTCTAAGTTAGAGGAAGAAATTAGAACTATGAAATCAGTTTTTCAGAATGACCATGATCGTTTAATAAAGGACGGACACATTTCAAGCCATGCTCAAGTTGACGACATGTTGCGCGGTTTTCATCTTACTCTAGCTTCTTTTAGCGAAGAATTTGAACCGTTAGTGTCAGACGCGCTTAACAGGTTGATTGCCGTCTCTGACTTACTTAAATCACAGGAGGACAACTGATGCCATTTTTTCAAAAGAAGCCAGTGATTATTGAGGCCAGGCAACTAACTGAAGAAAATGCCGGGGAAATTGTTGAATGGATTAACAGCTCTGTCCCTGTTTGTAGCAGGTACTATAAAACGCGACGCGCCTGCGAAAGATTAAGTGGCTTTGATGACGTAAATTTATTGATTCCGACCCTTGAAGGGCCGCATGTGGCCCTTGTAGGCGATTACATCATCAAAGGCGTCAAGGGTGAGTTTTACCCATGCAAGCCTGATATTTTCGAGATGACATATCAAGCATTGCTCACCACCACACAGGAGAACAACAATGGCTAAATCTTTTCCCGATTCAGGACCAAGCGATGAGCAACAAAGGGAAGAGGTTGTAAACCTCTTAGGTCAATTTCTCTCAGACATTAAAGAAGGAAAAATTAAACCATTGATGATAGAACACATACGCAAAACGACAGGAGTTCCAGACCGTGGGATGTTGGTGCAGTGTCTTACGGGCATTGAAAATCTTTCGGTCGATTTTGTCCGCCTAACAACACCACAGGAAAACAACTGATGAGTCACCCATTGACTGACGAGTTTATTAGCACTCAAGATTGGGGGTGTGTTTTTGAGGACTACGGAGTCTACTACCACTCAGTCTACTACGACGAAGATACGCTGCGAACCGCTACTGATTGGCAGTTGGAACAGGTGACCAATTGGTTACGAAATAATCTCGATGAAAGTTACATCTGGGCGGATGTTATGCCTCCAGGGATAGATGTAGAGGACGTCATTATCGACCTCAATCAAGCAATGCGCCCAACTGGAGAACAACAATGATTAAACTTCTTCAATGCATAGACGACTTGAGCGACGGCATGAAGGCTAGCTTACTCTTACTTTTGTTTCCAATTGTTTTGTTTTCAACAATCTTGCTGAACATCCTTGCCTATCAATACCTTGTTCCGGCACCTTGCGCGGACATTGAAACAACAACAACACCAGAGGAGAACAACAATGACTAAGTTTCTCAAACCATATGTTCATAATCAAAGTCTCCTGAATGTAAAACCAGGAGACCCTGATGGTTTTGTATCTAAAGATGGAATGTGGGCTGCTGTTCCATGGGCAGGAAAGAAGAAAGGGTTCTGTATTATACATAATGGTAGTCAAGTGCATAGTGTAAAAACGTATAAACAAGCACTTGATTATATCAAAAAGTATTCTAAAATCAAAAAGAAAGCAACCTCTTCTCTTGAACAATTTCTATGACTGATAAACAACAAAAGCGCAAAGATGCACTTGGACTTTTTTATGAGAGTGTATTGAAACCAGACCATGAACTCAGAAAATGTGCTCACAATCAAGAATGTTTCTTTGAGTTGATGGAATGGAGAGCAGAAATTTTAGAATATCTTGATCGTCGTAGAAATCAGGAGTTTCACCAATGACAGCACAATATGTGCTTTTTTTGGTATTCGGAGTTATTTTATATG